TATTTGGATCTATTTCATTAGCTATCTTCTGCATCCATTCCCCGGCTTCCACCTGCATCTCTCTGCCATCAGAATGGCATTTCATAATTTTAGTTCCTGACTTGCTTACATAATATCTAACAATCTTTTGTAATCTATTTGTAATTAGCTCACCATTAACTAAACTTCTTTCTTCATAGTACCACCCAAACTTAGCTTTAATCCCGCCACAGTAATCATATATAGATTTATTCTGGGCAAGAAACTCTTCTGGTAGTGTACCATAAACAAAGTAGGCATAAATAGCTTTAGGAATAATAAGAAAAGATTTATTCTTATGAAGTACAGCCACCTTCTTTTTCTCTAGATCTTCCCACTCATATTTACCTTTTGACTTTACCTTTCCATTCTTATAGACAGCCATATAATTATTTACGTCTGCTATAATCATTTTAGAATACTCGTCATGTTCTAGGTTAAGCTGAGTGATTTTTTCCCACTGAGCACATACATCCATATAAGTGGGTATAGATGAGGTAGGAATCATCATTTCTAGACCATCTGTATTTTGCATAAGCGGTATACCTTCTGGAATAGCTAGAGATAGCATCTCATATAGCATAGATAATTGAAGCTGACCATTGATAGTAATCTGCATAGTCATCTTAGGATCGTATAGGAAACTATTCTCATCACCTGTAAGACCGTATGTACTGTTAAGAATAATCTTGTATACATAGTTCTTTGGGTCAGACTTAGGAATCTTTTTACGCTCTTCAAAGAACCATTCATATAGGTCCCCAAATTCTTTCTGAGGTAGGTGCTCTGGATGAAACTTGTTCTTAATGGCTAGATTAGGATAGAAAGAAGTTACGTCAGATGTCATAATCGTCCATCCCGGCTGAGCTTGATATACTCCTGCATCCTTTGCACCATGGATACCGCCAAGACCGTAGTCAGTTTTTACACCTTTATAATCAAGCGTGTATTTTAACTTGTCTTTAGTAGATGTAACTACCTTAGTTCTAAAGTAGTCATGAATCTTTTGGAACTCTGCTGTCTGGAATTTAATATAAGGCAATATACATTGTCCAAGATATATCTCGTCACGCTTTGTTCTGAGTCTTTTAATTTCTGTTTTATCCCATCCTAGTTTCTTCTCAAGGAAAAATAAGAATAGTTCTTTAGAAATTCTAGGCTCTGAAGCAGAATACAGATCTATACCATATTCATTAGTAAGAGTCTTTCTAAGTTCTATTTGTTCTTTAGAGTGCTCAAATATCTTCTTAGTAGATTGTACATCATTAATACAATAAGTTATTATATCCTGCAGCTGCTGATCATTCTCAACAGGCTTAGTATGATGATGAGGCATCTCTTCTACATTCTGCCAGTCCATAGAATACTGTATCCATTTAAGAGAAGACATCTTAGCTTTATTATCCCAGTGATTCATTTTAAATAAATCTATCTGTCTAATTTTAAGCTGTCTAGGTGCAAACTCTTGGAACTCTCCTCTATCAGACTTATCAATAATACTTTGAGCTAGCTTATGAATATACATAGCCACTTCTAATCCACTAAGCTTCAGCAACTTAGCTTGATTTTTAAGTATGTGTTGAGAGATCTGAGCATCAAATGCTAGACCATTATAAGATATATGCCACTGATTAAGCTGTACACATTTCTTTAAGAAATCAATAAATTTAGGTAAGTCATTTTGGTCTTTAGTGATAATAAATATTTCACTAATGCTGTCATCTTTGTAGTGTTGAAACACACCTACAAAACAGTTGAGAAGGGTTTCATAATCCATAACCCAATGGGTTGGTAAATCTTGCTTCATATATATGGTTCAGTTAAGCTGTCCCCCCTTGTTATTGAAGCTGAAAAAAGGGAAGATTTCTCTTCCCTTATCCAGTTTTTGTTTGGGTTAGTCTATACGGTCACGATGCTACTTGGTGTAGCTGATTTCTCTTCTATAAAGTATTGCTTGTAATCAAAGCTGTCTGCATTAATAGCAAACATATTAATAAAGTTTTCTACCTCAGGAACGTTTTCTACATAATATTCATAGAAAGTCTCTAGTGTCTTACGTTCTTCAGCATAGTCTTTACCATTAGCTCTTCTGCCAATCTTCATTGTCTGAGGATCTCCAAATTCATTAAGCTTAGCAAGCATATGCAATGATTCTTTTTTCTGTTTTGATATAACTGCTAGCACTTTATTATCTACGTCAAAGATAGCCTCGTTATAAGGGGATTCTGATGTTACAGGGATTAATTTAAATGTCTTTTTGGTTCCCCATACGGATGTAATTAACATCATTGATTTATTCATATTGTTTGTTTTTTACAAAGTTAAGTAGTCTCTTCTAATAATTGTGTATCTTCTATAGGAATTTTTAAAGTTTCTTTTTCTAAATCACACGGGTTACATAATTCCTTGGTAGTCTTTATAGTATCTATGTTTACATCTAATAGCTTAGAGTATACACCGTGATACTTTTCAGGATACAAATAAGTATCCATATACTTATACTCTGAAGAGCTTTCACCATAATATGTTTTAATAGCTCTTTTTAAAACATTTGATAGTTTAGAATATTTTCCTAATAAGAAGTTGAACCAGTCATCTTTATATATTTCAAAATTAAATATATAAAGACTGTATTCTTTTACATCTATTTTACTGTCAAATAAAGGATTAGTAAGTAGCATTTGTTTTTCAAACACTTTAAACCCTTCATCTTTAGTAACTTTATATACCACTATCAATCTCATATCCTCAGGATCTATCTTCCCCTCAAGAGAAAGATAGGTCCCTGTTGGACTAATGTTACTAGAACGTCTAATACCAAGAGCTGGATATAAAAAAGATCGTGATTTTTGAAAATACTTCCCATAAAGATTTTCTATCATATTTTTTTCTTTATAAAACTACGGAACCTGTTGCAAAATCATAAGGTAACTCGTAGTTTTTATTGTTATAATGCCAGCTGGCTTTATCTATCACTTCAAACAATCTATTTCCCCATTTGTTTAGTGTTGTACTAGATACAGGGAAAGCATATGTTTGAAATGCTTTATCTATAACTACAAAGTGAAAATTAATATTATATCCTTTGTCTATCAATTCTTTATACACTGTAGCAACCATTGCAATATACGCTGCAGCTTGCATCCAGTAGGAATAGAATTCAATAGTTTCAGGAAAGTCTTTTAAGTCTTTACTTGTAGTCTTGATATCGTTGACAAATATAGTCTTTTTATCATGATCTATAACTAGATTATCTATAATTCCTTTAAGTCCAAAAGGCTGATTTAATAATTCTATTTGTAAAGGCAATTCGTTATGCACTTCTACATTACTAAAATCATTTAAATCACAACCAATTAGCTCACAAATAGATTTGTTAGTCTTGATTAAGTCCACTGCACTCTTACAATAGTCATATGTCTCTTGATCAATTAAAATTTTAGCTCCTTTAATTTTAAGAAATGCCCAATAGTTAGTGGCTTCTAGTGTAACTACCTTTTGTACACGCTGCTTATCGGTTAACAGGTTCTGAAAGTAGTTTATATCTTTCATTACATCTAGTATTGCACCGTCAAACTCTTCTAAGTTAGTACGAGTGTCACCATCTTTAGCTATTTGCACATGATGACTGTACACTCTGTCAACTATTATCTTGATATTATCACCTGGAAGTTTGCCGGGGCTAATAACAAACTGGTCATTAAACTTTTCTTCTTCTAAAAGAAGAGCGTGAATGATCTTACCTTGTACTAAGTGAGCATCTGTACGTTCTTCTTTATTACCTAGAACATACATCTGATAAAATACTGCAGGGTTCCACATAAGCTTGTTTAAGCTACTATAAGAGAAGTAAAACTTCTTACTATAAAAGTCATCTTGTAATTTGACAACTGTTTCTTCCATTAATGATTCTAATTCCATCCTTCTGAGTTTTCTTGTTTTAATAAATCTTGTGCAACACCGCAAATCATCATACCATTAATTTGATTACTTGGTAGTATACTATGGGAATAACTAAAGTCTTTATACTTCTCGTAAAAAGCTGTAGCTATGGCTCTCCAGGTGTAGTCTTCTACACAACGCCATTCTCTAATGTCATTCACCATCTCTGGTGTAAGATCATCTTTTAACTTTTGTTTCTCTTCTTCCCACTGCTTCTGAGCTTCCTCCTGCATTCTTTGAGTTTCTGGATCTTCCATCCATTTTCTAAATGCTGAGTTGTGGTCTATTTCTTGATCTATATCTGCCATACTATAAATTTTTAGGTTTCCAAACTCCCATGGCTCTATCACCATGAGCTATTACACAGTTCCTACAAAGTACAGTTATCCAACCTGAGGTCATGCCTAGGTCTTCTTCTGATCCACAGTCTTGACATTTGTCATCACACATACTTTCAGCCATCTTAATCATACCTTCTACCACTTCATCATGTCCATTTGTATAGAAGCGTAATCCTCCAAACTTTTCTTTCATTTGTGTACATGTAACTTGAGTTGGTTTATACTGCCCTTCTTTTGTATGTTTAACATTATGATCTATATACCATTGTATACAATCACATAGTTTATCTATAATTGGTAACCAGCCTTCTGGTACACCATGCCAGTTAACCCTTCCGGGTTTACCCTGATAGTCTTCAAATATCTTTGGATACTTGGCTATTATTTCTTCTGTAGTTATCTGCTTGGCCATAATCCTAATTCTATAAGTTTAGCACTCATACGTTGTTGTGATCTTGTATCTACTGTTAGTGCTTCCTCATACTCAAGGAGAGCTACTAATTCTTTAATTAGATCATTACAGTTTTTTAATTCAGCAGCTAGTTGCTCTCTAGATACTTTTGCATCTTCTGACTTATTCCAATCGTCAACGTTTGGATCTGTGTCATTATTATAAATTGCCATGTTATTTCTTTTCTAATTTTGTTTTATGATCGTGACATGTTGTACATAACACTTGTAAGTTATCCTGTTCACAGAAGAGCCTGTCCACAAATCCGGGAAGGTCCTGCCCACAGTTTAAACTACCTGCTCCTACAATATGGTCCACGTTAATTTGCTTATCAGGAAACCATGTCTTACAACTATTACATAAGTATTCAAACTTCTGTCTCTTATTAGGTCCCTTGTAGGGCCTACGAGCTTTCATTTTACATTCTGTAATAGGTTTCCACCATCTAGACTTTTGTCTAAGGGCACTACGTATGAATGACCAAAAGGCTGATTCAGTCATAGTCCCCGCATTTCTAGTTTTAGGAACTCTACTTGTTTTCTTAACAGGTCTCTTTCTAGTTGCCATTATAATTTTTTATTTATTAATGGAACCAATCTGTCTCTAACAGCTTTAGCTCCATTGTCTTTTATTGAGTCAGACAAGTCTTTACTCATAGGAAGAAGAAGGATTTCCACTGCAGGGTAAGTAGTTTTATACTTCTCCATAGCTTTAATACCTGCATCGTCATTATCAAACATTACTATCACTTTCTTATAATCTTTTATAAATTGTTCCATAGTGTCTCTTTTAATCATAGAGTTCTCACTATCTGGGGCTACTACATTTATATTAGAAAGCTTAAGAGACTTCAGAGACATCATGTCTTTAAGACTGGACAGAATAATTAGATAATCATTCTGCTCTAGATGCTGCTCTCCCTGTAAATGGTCTTTAATTTTTAGAAACTTTTTATCTGATGTTTTAGGTTGGTAGATTTTATATAGCTCCCCGCCTTTGGTAAAATACCCATAGATGTAATTTCCACTAATTACTAATTCTTTACCGTCCTTTATCATAGTGTAATATGATAGGGGTTTTACACAATACTCATCTAGTAATTTAGATCCAATGTTAAACTGGGTCCAAAAATATTGATCTTGAGTAGTCCATGGTCTAAAAATATAACTATGTACTTTATACTTAGACTGCTCTTTAAATTCCTTTACGTCGTATCCTCCATTATTATGGAGAACATAATCATTATATTGCTCTACAATTAGATTGCAGGCTTTATGATATGGTAAGTCATAGATATCTTTTACAAGATCTATGGCTGATCCGCCCTTACCTGTAGAGAAATCTTTATACTTATACACTTTAACTTTTGCATCAAAGTATATACACATGCTTGGCGTGCGTTCTTTACTATTAAATAAGCTTTTAATTTTTACATCTTCACCAGCTAACTTTTCTTTCAGTTTGCAAAAATGTTCAAATACCCAAGGTGTTGGTACATCTTTTATATCATGTACCAGATTTTTAGTTTTAAACATAGTTAAGAATTTAAAAAAAATTGGGGAGAGTAGAAACTCCCCCCTCAGAATGTATATGAAAGAAAGACTTTACATGTTAAAATCTTCGTTTACAGGCTCAAAACCAGATACTGGCTTAGTCTGTAAAGCTTTGTAATGATATTGATTGTTCTTATCAAACTTCTCTAATTTATTTTCATCTGCGTTTGCAAATTTAAACTTAGGAAGTGATAACTTAACAATTGTTTTACCATTGTATTCTTCTTCTTGAGCTTTAAGGAAGAAATATAAATTCTTTCCTTTTAATAACTTAGCTACTTGAGCAACCCAGTCTTCAATACTAGATGCACTGATAGTATCTAACTCATCTTTTAAACCCAATTCTACAGCAATAATGCTAAGCTTGTTCATAATCTCATTTTTAGACGGGCTCGTCTCATTATAAGAATCAATCCACATACTTGCAGACACTCTAGCAGATTGGCCTGTAAATTTAGGGCCATTCTCATTACCTTTTTCTACAGTCCATCCCTCAAAGTTTTCTAATACAGGTCCCTCTAAAACTAATTCCAGAGCTTTTTTACCTGTATTTTTAGATTCTCTTACTGATGCACTAAAGATGTGTGCATAATTTACTCCTGGTTGTAGAGACTTTTGTACTCCACCACCTTGTTTTACTTCTTGTCCTTTTGTACTAAACATACTGTTTGTTTTATAAATGTTAAACGTTTAACTAATTCTCAAAATCTGTGATTGCTTTCTTTACTAAACCTAAATCGTTTGCTATCTCAAAGGTATCAAACATTCCTTTAGGTGACTTACATGTGTTATCACCTGTAGTCTGAGTTTCAAAAACATATCTAATTACATCATCTTTTCCTTTCTTCACTTTACCGTAAAGCACTATAGAGAATAATCCCTCTAAGGTAAGCTTTTCATCAACCATTTTACCAATAGTTTTTGCTTTTAATTTACGTTTACCATCCATATCAGTAGATTCTTCTGCATGAGTTAAGAAAAATACGGTTAAGTCTTCTCTCAAGTCTTTAGGCATTCTAGCTATACGAGCTAAACCTGCACCGATCTGAGTGAACTTCTCATAACCTTTTTCATCTACTCTTTCAAAGAACTCAAACGAGCTCATGTACTGAAAATCATCTACCACTATGGTTTTGATTTCAGGACGCTTGTCATTTACATACTGTAATGCTGCATAAATATTCTGGGTACTAGACTTATCATACATATTACCTGTAGGATTGTCTTTAGACCATATAGAATACTTTGACTTCCATCCTTTAAAGGGTAACGGTTTGTTAGCCACATTAATGATGAAGGTTTCTTTCGGGTCCAGGGTCTCAATAGCTGTAGACTTACCTGCACCGGACTCTGCAATAATTAATACTCCTTGTGCCATGTGATTGTTATTATTTGTTATTTAGATTTTATAAGCTCGTTTAACCAGTTCTTGCTACTTACAGGCTTACCTGTATGGATAGCATAGTAATCTCTAATAGTCATCTCACTATAAGGAGCATCTGATGAATCCATAGAAGCAGGTGCTGGATACATAGGCATGTCTTTTAAAGACGGGTTAGCATTTGTTGTAAAGATGTTCTGTGTACTCTCAACTGCTGCATATTTACTAATAGCAATAGACTGAGGATTAACAGATCTTAGTTGTTCAATAGGGACTAAATAAGAACCTTTCTCATTTAATTCATACTCTTCTTCAAAAGTTGCATTGTAAGGGATTCTATACACTGTACGTTTAACATCTGCAGGGTCTAGCTCTCTAGTAACTAATTCAAAATAGAAACCTTTTTCTTTCTTGAACTCTGATGAAAAGATACCTACTACTAATCTTCCTGATTTATCATGGAAGGGCATTTTCATATTGAAGTCTGTGATACTAATACCAAGATCTTCTATTAATGTTTTATGATGGGATCGTACAGCTTCAAGCTTACTACGCTTCCATTCTTTTTTCTGCTCATCGGCAGACTGTAAAAAATTAAAATCTGACATAATCTGTTTTTTGTTAAGGTTGAAATTGATTTGTTGTAAATTGCTGTCCAGCTGTTTGATTTCTAGCTGAACGTCTTTGATATGTACCTGTTGGATTCTGAGAGTCAAACTCTGGCACTTCTATTAATTTCTGTCTATTGAAATTAGCATCCATGAATAATAAGTTATTATCATCAGATCCGTTTCTCACTTTAAGTAAGTGCATAAAGATATGATTCTTTTTAGCATCATACTCTTTAGGCCCATATAAAGGAATGTTTGCTTTATAAGGATTGTTCAATGCTACTAGCATATCTGATCCTTGCATAAGAGCATCACCACCAAATACATCTGATGATACAGGATAGTTACCAATTTTACCTGGCTCCTTTCTTGACGGCTCATCAATTGTACGGTTAAGTTGTGTGACCATAAATATGATAACAGGAAGTTCTTTCTTAACTTGCATTAAGGCTTCTACAGTGTTATACAATGTAGCAATCTTCTCTTTCTCATCTGGTGCTTTTTTAATTAACCAGCTATGATCAATAGTTACTATTAACGGTTTGCTACCAAGAGCAACATAAAACTGTTTAATAGCATCTACTATCTGTCTATTGTTAATAGGATTATTTATTTGTAATCTATGTATACCTTGACTCTCTAGTAATTCAGTCTCTTTAATATACTTTAGTAATAAATTATAACTATAATCATCAAGAGCTTGTGTAGTACTTAAGATTTGATTATAGTCAAGAGCAGTCTCTGCAGCAAAAGCTCTAGAGCCTGACTGTTTAGCTCCCATTTCAAATTGGAACTCTAAGATGTTAAAGTCTTGTCCAGGATTTAACTTACGAGCTTCTCTTAAAATTTGACTTACAATAAGTGTTTTACCTGCACCAGGTCTTGCACCAATTGTAATAAGAGAGCCCCATTCTATACCGTTGACACCAGCTTTGTTAAGCCCAGGCCAAGGTGTTAGTAAAGATTTAATGTTTCCTTTACGTCTATCATCTACGTATTTAGCAGTCTCTGTTAAGATTTCTGAATACTTTCTAGCACCGTAAAGTCTTTCTTTCTGTTCTGACATTATAAAGTGGTTACAATGTTCTTAAGATCCACTCTAACTTCATTTAAGGTTTCTATTTTTCCTTCTAGAACAGCTTTAGTCATTAAATTATTAACAGCTAATTTAAAACCTTCTAAACTAATCCCGTAGATTGATTTCTTCTCATTAAGAGGAATAGTAATTTGATAGAATTTATCTTCTATCTCTTTTTCATAATCTGTCATACACTGTGTTTTTGTAATTTTGAGGGATGTGAAGTTAATAAATGTGTTTATAACTTCCAAAAAATATCTAAATTATTTTTAAATATTTAATATTTTAGGGTCATCTAATATAGCTTGACAAGTGTCCGCTAATTTAGACGTGTCATTTTTAAGTATAAAATAACTACTAGTGGCCATAAATTTATAGTCTAGCTTCTTATAGTAATTTACGTAATAATCCGTAGCATCCAAAACTAATTCCCAATCATATTGAGGGTACTTTTTGAAGAACTCTACAAACTTTTTTGTAAGCTCAGCAGGCATTTGTCTACCTAACTCTTTAGAAGGCAGTCTGTTAGCAGGAAACATTTCTCTGTATTCATTTACATTTTTTATAAAATCGTCACCTAAAATTTCTTTTGTAATTCTAGACTTAGTCTTCTTTAAAAATGTTTCAAATTCATCTAAAATATATAATGCTCCCTCTGTTAATTTACCATCAGAGGTCATCCATCCTCTTTGTTCACATACAACTCTTTGAGCCTCAGCATTAATAACTTGGCTAGGTACAATTTTTTCTCTACAACTATCTAAATAGTACAGCTGATTAGGGCTAATGCTGTATTTTCTGCAAACGTTCCATAATTGGTGACTCATCTGTTATATTGTTTATTTGTTTAATGTTATCTAATACTCTATGATACTTCTCTCTAAATACGGGGCAGGTTTCAATTAAATCTTTAAAGGTGTTAACTGAATGAATAACTGTAGTGTGGTCTCTCCCGTTAAGATATTCTCCAATAGTCTTAAGAGAGTAGCTCATATTTCTAGCTAAAAAGCAGAAAATAGACCTTAGCTCAGTGATTTCTCTTATTCTAAGCTTTTGCTTTAAATGCACCACTTTATGGTACTTAATAGGTAAAAATGGGGTAAAATAAGATTCTAATTCATCCAAGGTGATTAATGCCGCTTTATCTGATTCATCTGTAATCAGGTTAATTTTGGTTAAAACCACAGGATAGTACTCAAATTTGTTAAAAAAGTCTTCTTTAAAACTGTCTATAAGCTTTTTCTCTAAACGGCTGGCGTATTGTTGTTGGTTCATATATAGATTTTATGTTCACAAATGTAGATAATTTCCTGAATATTTCGTATATTATATTGTAGGGATTATACAAATTCTACATGTTCTAAGTTTATATTTTAAATTATTTATACAATGGCTAAAAAGTTTTATGCCCAGAAAGATTATCTAGGCTTCCCTATTCCGGGTACAATGATGTCTGTTGAGGCACCACGTAATATTCCTGCAGATACTATCAGTATTCCTGCTCAAGACGTAGCAGCTGGTGCTGGACAAGCAGTGGTTAAACAACCTTCAGGCTTACGTTATTTTGTACGTAAAGATTCAACTGGTAAAATTATCCCTAACTCATTGACTATCAGCTTAGTAAAGCCTCAAGGATCAGTGTATGAGTTTAAGGTGTTAAAAACAGCATAATCTTAACTAAAAATGACTAAAGACAATCCTTCTATAGGTACATTTAAAGCTTGGATATTCCCAACACTTGTATCCTTAGTTAGTTTACTCATCTGGAATGATGTAAACGAGATTAAATCTGATGTAAAGTTACTAATGGCTCAGTCTAATATAGACAAGACCCGTATTGACAACTTAGAACGTCAAATGTTTAAAGCTAGTAATACACTGCCTTCACCATCTATCCCTAGAAAAGAAGAAGAGATTACATATGCTGTCTTAGTAGATAACAAAATAAAATTTACAAAATGAACTTTAAAGACTGGGTTTTAGATCTTTTTAAAGATGAGCGTGGCTCTACATCAATTAAACCAGTGGTAGGTTTTATGTGTGCATTATTCTTATGTGTAACATTAACAGCTAATAGCTTTAGTCATGGAGATATAAAACCTTCTGACGCTTTAGTTGACGCTGTAATGTTCATATGTATAGCTGCTATAGGCGGTGATACTGCTGACAAGTTTTCACATAAAAAGAAACCAAATGAAATATCTTAGTATAATTATAGTTATATTAATAGTGGTGCTGTTCTTCCAACAAGGAGGATGTGGCTACGTTAATTTTAACGGTAAAAAATCAGATACAACTGTTGTACATGATACTAGTTGGTCTGTACATGATACAACTATTTATAAGACAATGACTTTAAAGGGTAAGGTGTTACATGACACTATTGCCACTCCTTCAGAATATATAGCTGATACTAATTATCCTAAGCTTTTAGCTCAGTATAATGACTTATTAGGTAAGTATATGGCTCTTGTAGAATTTAAAGATACTATTAGAATAGATACCCTTGGTTATGTAGCTATTACAGATACAGTGAACCAGAATAGTCTTAGAGGTAGATCAGTGAGATCTAACTATAAGATTCCTACAATAACTAACACTGTAACTATACAGCATTATGAAAAGCCTAAGACTCAAATGTTTTTGGGTGGTGGTATAAATGGTAATCAAACTCTTGGAATTACAGGAGCTAGTGCTGGATTGTTATTAAAGAATAAAAAAGATCATATTTATGGATTGAATATAGGTACTGAAATTAACGGTCCTATCACTTATGGTATTCAATCTTATTGGAAGATAAAATTAAAGAAATAGTATGAAGAAAATTATTGCGTTTTTTAAAGGTTTGTTTTCAGCTCCTGCAAAAGCAGTAGTGGCTGCACCAGTAGCTAAACAAGAAGCTCCTAAAGCTAAACAAGTAGTTGTTTCTGAAACAGAAGCAGCTCCTAAAAAGAAAAAAAGATACTACAAACCAAAAGCTTAATCATGGACCTATCTCGTTTAAAAGGACATGTTCCTGATACAGTTATTGCTCAGATTCCTTCTATACAAGAAAAGTTTGGTGTTAACACTGCATTACGTTTAGCTCACTTTCTAGCTCAAGCTGGTCATGAATCTGGTGGATTTAGAGTTACACAAGAAAACCTTAACTACTCTGCTAAAGGCTTAACAGGTATATTTAAGAAATACTTTACAAG